AACGCGTCCGTTGTTATCCGGAGCGCGAGTTTAACAATATCTAACATTTGTGCTCCCTCCTGCTCCGGGAAAGTGCCGCCCCGCCCGGAGCAAATCAAACGGGGCGGCTATGCCTACGCGCTCGCCTCCCGGCGGCGCGGTGGGCGCTAAGAGTTAGCTCCGCCGCCCTTGCCGATGGTTACAACGGCGAACGCGTTCGGGGCGACTACGCCAACGGCGGCATAGAGACGGCCGATTATGCGGTTCATGTCCTGCGTGGCGAGGGTCTTGTCGTCGACGTTGATCTTGACGTCGAAGCCGTCCGGGGTGTTGAGGATAGCGCCGCGGGAGAGGCTTCCGACGATAACCTTGTTAGCGTCAACGGCGGAGTTCATGATCACCGGGAGGCCATAGAACGGGTCAACGGCATAGCCGGCGGAAAGTCTCGCGCCCTCGATGGCGGCCCAAGTGGTGCGGTTGAGGATAACGACGGCGTCGCCGTCGGCCTCGTCGCTGATGTAGGAGCGGCCCGTGAGAACGGAATTAAGGGCAGTAGCCCCATCAACGAGGGAGATGCTGGGCCCGCTGGAGGGCGCCGCCTCGATGGCGTTTACGAGATCGTCACAAATGGCCTTAACGATCTTGGTCGAGAGTTCGTCATACACATAGCGGAGGAACGCCTCGCCTCTCATGTCGAGAACCTCGTCGGAAACGCCGATCCACTTCTTATAGTTGGCCGGGATCAGATTAACAATCCCAAGAGTGAGGGTCTCCTCGGGAACGGCGGTGCCGCCCTCGGTGTGCTTGGTGGCCGCGCCGGCGGTCTTTTCGAAATTGACCTTGAGGTTGCCCTTGAACGAGGTCTTGTTGATCCTGTTGATGATCTCGTTTCTTTCCCACGCGTTCTTTACGATGTCGAGGACGAACTCGGGGACGGCTACGGTTCCGCCGGTTACGTTCTCGGTGAGGAGGGAGCGACACTCCCTATCGTCGCCGGTGCGGACGTACTGCGCGAAAGCGTTGATATATTCCGGGGTGTTTCTGATTTCCATTTTTTCGGTGTCCTTTCTGATGGTCTCCGGGGCGGCGGTCACGATCTCGCCGGCGCCCTCGATGATAGCGGCCGCGGCGGCGCGTCTTTCGGCCTCCGCGTTTCTTCTCGCCTCGAGCTCGGCATTTATCGCGCGGATCTCGTCCGCGGCGGCTTCGAGCTCCTCGAGGCTGTTGTCGGTGGTCATGGCGCCGAGTTCGGCCTTGCGGGTCTCGAGCTGGGCGGCGTCCATGTCTTTGAAGTCAAACTCCATTGTTTAAGCCTCCATAAGGGTCTTTATTAGTGCGATAGCTTTTTCCTTGCGCTCGCGGGCTTCCTTCGCCCTCGCGAACTCCTCGCGGGCCTCGGCGATGACTCCCTCGCCGTCGGTGCGTGCGCTTATGATAGTGGCGTCGTTAGCCGGCAAGGATACGGCGCTCACGTCATACAATTTCTTGATCCCGGTAATAGTCCGGAGTATGTCGACGGACCCGTCCTCCGCCTCGGTGGTCTCGCGGGTGTCGGTCTCGACGGTGAACCCGAACGACATTTTGTTCGTATAGCCGCCGGCGATCTCGTTATAGAGCTCACGCCCTGCGGCGGTGCCGCCGAGGTTGGCGCGGACTCGGAGACCGTGTTCGTCGCTCGAGAGTTCGAGCGTTCCGTTGCTCTTGCGCGCGTAGACGCGGCCGGCGTGGTCATACTGCAAAATAACGTCCGTCATGTCGGCATTGTCGAAGGCGGTCGGCGCGACTTGCTCGCGGAGGGTCCACCCGGGCTCCGAATAGAGGACGTACGGTTGATTGAAAGTAGTGGCGTAGCCCTCGACGGTGAACTCCTCGTCGATGGCCCTAAACTCCATAGCGCGGTAAGAACGCCCCGCGGTGAGCTTTTCTTCGATGGTCTTGTTACTCATTGTTTCCGCCCTCCTCGGCGGTGCTGTTAAGGTCGTAATATTCGCCGCGAACGGGAAGGGTGTCCCCGATTGCCGGATCCAGCGGCGGGAGGTTCCAAATTTGCCGTATCTCGTTGCGGGTCATGAGGCCGCGGTCTGCCATTTGGGCCGAGACATTGAGTTTGTCGGCGGTGCTCATGTATTGGAGCCGGTTCGAAGTCGCGGCTATAAACGTGCCCTTTTCGCGCTCTTTCTGCGTAAACAACATTTTTGTGAGGACCTCGGAGAGCTGGACCGCGAAAGGCTCGAGCGCGCCCTCATAGAAGGCCGCCCACGAGTCGCCGACGGCTTTGTTTTCGAGCACGTCGGAATTTACGCCGAAATAGCGATTGACGTTGTCCTCGATCAGTTTCATTTGCTCGGCGTCCGCGACGAACGGTTTAGAGTCGATTTGTTTAATGTCGGTGTAGGTGTTCGGCCAAAGGAGGACGCCCTCGCCGCTTCGGAAGTTCTTCTCCGTGAAGCGGTCGCGCTCTTTCTGCAAGTCGGTGTCGGTCTTAAAATTAGACAAGCGCGCCATGAACCTATACGAGGCCGCGTTTTTTACGCCCTCTTTGATACCTTGGTTTTGAATATTGACAAGGTCCATCGTCGGGCCGAGTGCGTTGTTGCTCTCCCCGAAAAGGTCGTGTTTGTACTGATAGCGCGTCATTATCCCGACGCGCCGGAGCTCGAGGGCCGCCTGTTTGCCGTTGTAGAATTTGAGACGGAGCCACGGTTCCCCGCCATACTCGACGACCTCGGCGTCCTTGTATAAGACGGGATATATGCCCGTAGTTTCGCCGTTCTCGTCAATGACGGGCACAATAACGGCCGTGTTGTTGACGTCGAGAATGGTCGAAAGCCTGTAAAGGGTTTGACTCCAAGTCTGCCAAGCGTTCGGGCCGAGTCGGAGGCGCGCTTGAAGGCTGGGCTTCGCGGTGCCTATGACCTTGACGTCAAGTTTGGAGACGTGGCGCGCCCTCGCGTCGATGGCGGCGCGCACAAGCTCGGACTCGTAGAGGCTCCCGTCCCACGTTCTGAAAACGGGCGTATAGCCGTTTAGGAGCTTAAACACGCGCTCCGGTTCGGTCGCGCGGGTCGGGGCGGGGTCCTTCGGGCCGAAGATCTTTTCAAAAAGTCCCATGTGTTAATCCTCAATTTCGGAGCTGTTCCCCAAGCTCCGCGAAATGCTTTTGCCGGACGGTCAACGCGTCCAGCAAGGCCGCGGCGCCGTCGATGTGGTCCGGGGCCGAGACCTTGACGAGCTTCTTCCGTTCCGTCCCGCTCTCGAATTTAAGGGCGGCGTTCAGAAGGTGTATTTTCAAAAGGTCGTTGTCGCCGAGGTCGATTTTTCCGTCTTTCAAAAGGCCCTCCGCCTCGTCTATGACCGGGGTGAGGTTGTACCCTTGGAAAACGTCGTCCATGTTGAACCCGTACGCCGTCATATCCTGCGTTAGATACGCCGCGTTATAACGGTCATAGCCGACGACGAGCGGATAAACGCGGAAGGTCTCGACGGCCTCGCGGAAGAACTCGAAACAATCGTGATAGTCGATGAAGTTATCCCCCGAGAGTTTGAGGAACCCGCGGCGGACATATATGTCGTACGGGAGCCCGTCCCGCGCGCTCGCCTCCTCGAGGCGTTCGGCCGGGAGGAAGAATTGAGCCTTGACGTGAAGTATGCCGGCGCGCTCGATCACGATTACGGCGGCGGTTAGGTCGGTCGTCCTCGAAAGGTCTATCCCGGCGACGGCGTAGGTGTCCGGGTAGTCCTCGAGGCGGACCGGTTCGCCGGTGGCCTTCTCGACGTCCACGGCTGGGAGCCATGCCGAACGGCTGTTTTGTTTGATGTTGCAGTATTTGACGAGGAACTCCGCGCGCTTTGAGAGCGAGCCTTGCGCGACGGCTATTTCCTCGAGGAGATAGTCGACGCCGACCGAAACACCCATGTTCGGCATACTTTTGCGGAGCTCGTTTATATCGTCCCATTTGGTGGGGTCGTCGATCATGTAGAGGAACGGCGCGAGGCGGGCCTCCTTGCTATCCCTCATTAAGACGCGCGTACACCGGGCGAATAGTTCGTCGTATATGCCGCCGTTTACATATCCGGCGGTCGTGATGGTCAATAAGAGCGGCTGTTTTCTCGCGCCCTGCGAGGACTTCAAGGTCTCATAGAAACGGAGTCCTTGTTCGCCCTGCCAACTCGCCAGCTCGTCACAAATGCCGCAAGATATGTTGAGGCCCTCGGACTTCCTCGAGGAGAACGCCAAGGGTTTAATCGTGGTGTTCGTGCTCTCGATATAAATATCGGTCCGGCGCTTTTGCGCGAGCTCGGAGAGGCGCGGCTCCTTCGCGATCATTTGATGAAAGGCCGTATAACATAGGTTCGCCTGTTCCAGCTTTGTGGCGGCCATGTAGACCCGGGCGCCATATTCGCCGTCCATGTAAGCCATATACGCGGCGATGATGGCGGCGAGAAGGGTCTTTCCATTCTTACGGCCGACTACGAGGACGACCTCGCGAAAGACCCGGACGCCCTCCGCGTCCACTATTCCGAAGATCACGGAAAGGAAGGCCTTTTCCCATAGTTCGAGGCGGACCTTTCCCGGAGCGAGCGGCCCCTCGTGGTGTCTGCAAAAGTTCTCGGCGAACACTATGACGGCCCGCGCCTTTTTCGGGTTATAGAAAAAGGACCCGGCTTCGAGTCCCTTCACGATGATTTCATACCATATCCGGATCCATTTCCCGGCGGCGACGGTGCCGTCCATGATCCCTTGATAGTATTCCAATATATAATTATTCATGGTCGGCCATGTCGCCCATGAGATCCGCCATTATGTCCGCGAGGCCGCGGCCGGTGTCCTCCGCCGGTAGGCCTTTTATTATGTCCATGAGGGTTTTAACGGTGCCGTTGGCGGCGGTGGCGGTCTTGTTATACTCGTTTATTGCCGGGTTGGCCGTGAGGTTTTGCCGGCCTTTGACGTATTCCTTGGTTACGGTCGGGCCGTATTCCTCGATAGCCGTTTCGAGGGCCGCCAATATCTCGAGTTGCTTTTGATACCGGCGGAAGGTCGTCTCGAAAAAGTAATTTGATTGAACGCCGCGGGCTTTCGCCTGCTCCAAAACGGCGGCCGCTTGGGCTTGAAGGGTGTCCTTTGTTGACATGGTCGTTTTGCTCCTTGGATATTCGCCTATCTTGAACGATTGCCGGCGGTGTCTGCCGGTATCGTTCGGATTTCCACAAAGTCCCGCGCTCCTGCGCGGTTAAATCGCTC